CAATAACTCAGGTTATCAAACAATTGCCAAGGACTGGGCCATCGAGTATGATCATCATTGAGCAAACTGACTTTTCGGGTGGGTGCAGTGAGCCACCACTGTTGTATCTGAATCAGAGCATCTGCTAGATTTTTTTCAGCTTGCAGAGTTTGACGGAATTTTCTCCAGGTTATTATCTTTTGTTCTATGGGTGCATACCAATGCATAAAATTAGAAGTAATCTACTCTCTGGTACCTTACTGAGCCATCATAACCAGTGCTGCTGGCAGTATATTTAAACACAATAAGCTCTCCACTTATTACCGCAGTAATAGTTATGCCCAGGGATCCGCCAGTATAACTTTCATTAGAAGAAACAGTGTTGGCCACAGTGCCATCATAAGCATACTGAATTTCACCCACACGATAAACACCATTGCGCACAATGCTGTATCTGAGTGTGCCTGCTGGATAACTCAGCTTGTTGAAACTATAAAATTCTGTGGCTGTACCAGTGTTATCTGCCAAAGTGGCAGTGGCATAAGCGCCTGCGCCATTGCTCAAAGCAGTCAGAATTTCTGTGTTGCCCTCACTGGGAGCACCTTCAGAAAAAGTTCCATTGCCAATATACAATTGCTGAGTATCAATAGCCCAGCCCAATTCTCCAGCAGCCAATTGTGGCAGATTTTCCTGTCTGCCTCTGCGAACCTGAATTTTTGAAATTTGTGTAACAGCCATATTAGTGTTTCCTATCTGGTATTTAGCTATAAAACTGATTTACTCGCTCGGCCCAGATCTGACTGTAACGCTGAAATTCAGCTCCTGATATAACCCAGTGTTGCGGCTCATAGTTCTGGCTGCACATCAGAATAACTCCCTGCTGAATATCAGTGCCATATAATTGATTGTGTGCCATGGCATAAGCGCACAATTGCAGAAAGTAACTTTCAATCCACTGGATTTTTTTAGGACGATTGGTCTGCTTGAAGTCCACGATGCTCAGTTGGCCCTGCCAATCAGCTATGCAGTCAGTGGTACCAGCATACAGATCTGGGTAAAACAAGTTTACCTCAGTGCCATAGAATGTCGTGCAGTGGGGTTTCAGATACTGGTCAATGATAGTTGTGGCCATCCGATGACTCTGCTGGCTGTAGGGATTGGACCCAGGATCCTTTACTGCATCTTCCATCACATATTGTTCCAGATATCGATGCATCCTGGTGCCACGATTAGCTGCCTCGGTTGTGATCATCTGTGCTTGCTTCTCACCCACACGTTGTCGCCAGGCTTCTAATGCTGCTTTTTGTTCTGCAGGTTTGGTGGCATCCAGAATAGTAGTTACACTTTGTAACCTGCCACCGTCGGGTGTCATATAGTATCTTTTGCCGTCAATGCTGGTGCGATCAAAGCTCTGATACTGAAATCTCTGAGTTATCATGTACTAATACTTAGTATAGCATATAACTCAGTTACTTTATTGCTCTGGACTTGGCTCTTTTCGCCATCTGCGACACAATGCTTCTGCTGCCCTGCAGACGGTCTGGTTCTGCTTCAGGTTGTGCTGCTGGAGCGGCCGCGGGCTCAGGTGCTGGCATGGTGGTCTGACCCGGAGGTTCAACACTCTGATCGGCCTGCTGGTCCACTGGCATTTCAGTGTCTGCTGGCGGCGGTTCAGGTGAAATTTCTGGCACCTGATCTGGAGCTTCTTCCTCTTCGGTGCGATAAGTCACAGTGTCCCTGTTTAGATCAGCAATGCGATTCTGAATAGCTGGTATGTTTTCCCAGTATTTTTTCAGTATGTCAAAAGTCACTGACGGCCCAGGCAAAGCATTGAGCATTCTGACCACTTCCTTGGTTTTGATCTTGGGTTTGTGAAGTTGGCTGGCCCCTTTGTGAGTTTCCAGATTTTTACCCCACAAGATAATCAAAGAAATTATCTTGGTTTTCATTGCTTTGTCTGGCTTGAATTCCGGCATGGTGACCTCTTATCTCTTACCTCGGCCCAGTGGTTCAGGTTCTGCTACTCCCAGATCTTCTGAGCCAGCTTCGGGTTCCATGGGTTCAGTAGGTTCACCAGCCATGGGTTCAGTGCCCATGGGTTCAGCCGCTGGTTCTTCTCCTGCTAATGAGCGAGTGGCTGCATCCAAGGCGTTCTTGGTATCACGAATGTTTTCCAGTGCAGCATTGATAGCTTCAGTGGCGCTGGCTGTGAACGCATCAGCCTGCTCAGCTGACATAGTATCACGAATGGTCTCATTCAGTGCAGGTAACTCTTCATTCACCATCTTGCCCAGGGTTTCCACCATGTCCTGAATGCGATCCACCATGTCTTTGGCTGCCAACACCACTTCGGCTTCACCCACTGAGCTTTCTGTTAGTTGCACAGATTCAGATATCAGACCTTTTTTATTCAATTGGTCCACTACCTTGTACAATTCTGCTGCAATTTTAGGATCAATATTTTGAGGATTACGTTGTGCTGTCATCAAAGCGGACTGAATTGTGCGTGGATTCAGATTGGATCCACTGAAAATATCAGCTGACGATAAACCTCTGGATGCTGCACTGTATGCCTTTCCTTGGTCTATGGCTTTGTCTGCTGCTTTGGCTGTGCGCAATCGATCTTTGACGTCACCGTAGGTCAAACCAGAGCCACCATAGTAATCCTGTCCTGGTATAGCTCGACGCACAGCAGATCCAAGTTTTGAGGCTGCTTGTTTGAGTGGGGCATACATCTGTCTGCGCTTTTCTGCTGCTACGTCAGGATCTTCATCTTCGTCTTCAGCAATCTTGGCTTTCAGTGTCTGCTCCACCATGAGCATGGCCAGATAATTGCTGTTGCGTTCAGCCACATGACTGGCATGTGTGTTACGAAACTTAGTGAGTTTACGCTGCACATTTTCCAACATGGTGGTTGCAGTCCGAGCAGTCATCTGATCCACAGGCATCTGAATGCCGTGATGCTTTTTCAAAAGCTGTGCCATTACTGCTGCTGAGCTGGGATTCTGAAGATCGTCTAGTTTCATATGAAATATTTCCTGTTCTGGTATTTAGCGACCGATAACCAATTTAGGCTTTTGCTTTGAATAAATTATAAGCCAAAAATGACACAGCACTGACCAGCGTACCTATAACAGCTACTCCCCAGCCTATCAGCTGATTATTACGTTGATCCCTGAGACCACTGATCAGCTGTTTGATTTCGCTGATGTTGTTTTCAATGGTGTCCATGCGACTGTCCAGATTTTCTAATTTGTCTTGCAAATTGATATAACGTTCAGCACATAGTTCAGCATGTGCTTCCAGGTTGGTTTTCTCAATTTCAGTGGTGCTCATAGGGGTCCCTTATCCTGCATAACGATGTGGTAATGTGTTATTTATTACAAATACTGTATTGATTTCAGCACCCTGGGTGATTATACAGGATTGAGTGAACTTAGCAGTTTCCTTCAGGCCAGTGATCATGGGCACATACATGCTTTCCAGTTTCAGAGTACCCACAGGATCTGTTTTGGTGGCGTAAACGTCAGCATGATCTGTGGCAAAACTGGTGATCCATACCGTTTGATTAGTACCATGCTGCTGATCAAAACCAATGTCAGCAAGGTCATAATTCTGAATCTTTACTGGGTTTTCCAGCATGATGGGTTGAGCTCTCATGCTGATTATCTGCATCATGGTTTCCCAATTGCGTTGCTGATTTCGGCTCCGTTCCCATTCGGCTTGATTACGAACCAACTGATCAGCATCATCCAGGAAGGTGGGTATGTTGGCATTGTAGACTTTTAGCACACCAGTTTTGGTGATATCAAACAGGGTAAACACAGTGACAAACTGCATATCTCCCGACAGATTGTAATTGGGCATTGTGATACCGTGTTCGCGCATATGAGTATTTACAAAGACAACGAAGGGACCTTATAAAAAGGTCCCTGGTTGTGATTCTGTGAAAAATCAGTTAGAATGCAGTTTCGTCAGCAACAGCTGAACCAGACGCAATTGCCAGTTTGGTCCGAGTCACTGTAGTGCTGCTCAGGTCTACGCTGTCCACGGTGCCCAATGCCACGATTGCACTCTGCAAAGTGGTTGCTTCAGCAGCCACGATTGCACCTTCCACAGCAAAGGTTTGCTGCTGGTTGGAGCTAAACAAGGGGCCTGCTGCAACGATGGTGTAATAACGCTGAATGGTATTGTACACAGCCTGCAGAGCGCCTTCGGGTCCCAGGCTGCCATTGATAGCAACACCGAAGTTCAGAGTGAAAAAGCTCAGGTCCTTGCTGAGGTTTTCAAAGTTAACTGTCATTGCAGTGGGATTAACTCTTGTTACTTGTGCCATAATAAAATCTCCTTAATAGCTTTACGCTTATAGTTATTTAGCATTCTGAATCAAAAACTGCTGGTTACTTGCGTTTTTTTCTGCGCCCGGCAGAACGTTTTTTATAGGGTCAGGTTTCTGACAAAAATCTGCTGTATTTTTCCCTCAGTTCTGGAACTAACGATTCTGGAGTTTTTCTGTTTTTTTTATTTTTTGGTGCTGGTGCTCCGCCTGCTGGTGCTGGTGTAGCTGGTGCTGGTGTTGCTGGTGCTCCGCCTGCTGGTGCTGGTGTAGCTGGTGCTGGTGTAGCTGGTGCTGGTGTAGCTGGTGCTGGTGTAGCTGGTGCTGGTGCTCCGCCTGCTGGTGCTGGTGTAGGCGTAGCTGGTGCAGGTGCTCCGCCTGCTGGTGCTGGAGGTTTTCTATTTCTAGTGGGCCTAACTTTAGGAGGTGGTGCTGGTGCTCCGCCTGCTGGTGCTGGTGTAGGCGTAGCTGGTGCAGGAGTAGCTGGCGCTGGTGTAGCTGTTGCAGGTGCTGGTGTTGCTGCTGGTGCATTAGCCCTGGGTGACCTGGTCCTGGGAGTAGGAGTTCCAGTAGGATCTGCTACTGAACCAGAAGTGATTATTTTGGAGTAAGTATGAATCAAATCAGTTGCCTGATCTTTAGTGATGCCAGTTTTGCTGTTTAGTGGAATGCCCAGTTCTTTCATTGCTGCTCGCATGGCGTTATCCTTCCATTTTGCAGCAATACTTGCTCCTGTCATAGTGTCTGAACCTGCAGGTGTTGAAGCCACAGAAGCTGTATTAGCATAATTCAAACCACTCTGACCTCTCCATTGTTCAAAAGCCTTCCAGCCTTTGGTAAAATTGTCATTGACATCTACCGCGCCCTGAGCTGACGCTGAACCAAACTTGGATGCAATCTTAGACCCTATGCGAGATAATATTCCTGGTCTTTGAGCCTCTGATACAAACTCCACTAGTCTCATAATAATCTCCTGGCTGCACGACTAAACTTTTGCGGATCCCGACTCCGGATGCTGCTGAGCAGACGACGTTCCATGTCTTCAGCAACACCTGCACCATAGTTTTCAGCTATGCTGTTCAGCAGATTGATGGCGCTGGCAATCAGGTGATTGCCTCGACTCTCAATCAACAGATTACGATTGTGTTCGGGCAATCCATTGGTGAGTTCGTCCAGGATGGTTTTAGTGGCTGCTTTCAAAATCAGGTACCTTTGATGGTATTTATACCGTTCAGAAGATTTGCTGAGGTCTGTGGCCTGCACTGGCCTGAAAGACTGGAGAGCCATGTTTGCGAATCCAATTCACTATGTACTGTGGATTGACTTCGAATGTTTTGACCAGATCTTCCATAGATACTCCAGAATCCAGAGTTATTGTGTAGACTTCATAGTTTCGCTGACTATTGGCTTGAGCTCGCATCACAGTGCAGAATATCAGATTTCTCAGCCAGGATTCATAATTGCTCTCGCCCCGGATCATGTCAAACAGCTGATTTTTTTCAGCCTGTGTGAGGTCTTCACACATTTCCAGCCCATACATATCCCAAGCAACCAAAATTAGATGTCCTGGTTCTGAGTTCATAGCCATACCGTTATTATACACTATTCTGCGGAGGTTTTCAATTGAGCCAACATGCTTTTGAGCTTGCTGCCCTGTACATCAGCTTTGACCTTGCCCAGGTTGTCACCAGCAGCGTCCCGAGTACGCACTGTGCTGGTGGTTTTCAGTTGTGCCATGATGTTGCTGGCAGCTGAACTGGCCGGCACCGATTGCTCATCTGAATCAGTCTCACTGGTATCAGTGATCCTGAGACTGTTGACATCAAAATCCAGTTCCACTTTCTGGCCCACACCGCTGGAACTACGAGTTTTCATCAGCTGTAGCTGATACTTACCACGCTCACGCATGGCTCGGCTGGTAAAGATACCAAACACATTGTCAGCCGTGTTGATTTTGCTGATACCACCTGAAATATGACTGTGATCGAACTCAATCTCTTCCACAGCCGAACGGTTCAACTGACTGGCTGTGACAAACAGCACATTGAGTTCTTTGGCCAGATTGCGCAACTCTTCACTGACATACTTGTCTTTCACAAACAGGTCATTGGGACTGACTTTGGCACTAACCGGCATCAGCAGATCCAGATAATCCACACACAGGAAATCCACTGTGATGCCAGTGCGTATCTGAAGCTCTTTGATGTAACTACGGATATCATTCACTGTGCTCTGAGCCGGCAGATACTTGATCCAGAAGTTGCCGCTGCGTTTGCCAATGATGCGCACCTTCATTTCCACATCATCCAGATCTCTGAATATTTCTTTGGTGGGTTTTCCTGTGATCATGCTGTCAATACGCATGGCACACAGGTCTTCACTGAGTTCCAGTGTGATGTATACACCGTTCAGACCAGCCAACGACCAGTTACAACCCAGATTTTGCATGAACAGCGACTTTCCCGAGCCGGATCCGCCAGCAAAAATCTGCAACTCACCCCGATTGAATCCGCCATACAGTTTGCGATCCAGACCGTTCCAGCCTGTGGATATCTGACCATTATTGCTCTTGAGTCGATTCAGTCTGGATCTGGGATCAGCAAAGTAATCAGTACCCATGTCCTTGGTCAGACTGATTTGTACTGCATCTTTGATCAGCTTTTCTACCGGATCATATTCACCTTTTTCCAACAGATCCGCAGCCTTCAGAATGGCTCGTTCCAGTTCCTGCCGCTTGGTGAAATTCTCAAACTCTTCCAGAAACCACGAAATATGACCTGCATTGATGCCATCAATAGCTTGCAGATCCACACCAGACACTGCTTTGAGCTGCAAACGATCCGGTAAAGTGCTGTGCTGTTCAGCATGATCAGATACAAACTTGGCTGCTCTTCTCAGACTCTTATCAAAGTTATCTGAATTGTAGATGTTACTGACTCGGGTAAACAACGATGGGTCCTGGAGCATAAACTCCAGGAACAGTTTCTGAACGTCTGCGGTAAATTCCATGGCTTCTTAGTTATGCTTTCTGCTGAGCTTTAGTCGGAGTTTTATCTGTGTCACACCGCTCACACTGGACTCCCAGATGGATCTGGCAGTAAACAGGGGCCCCCAGCGAGTGACTGCGTCATTGACGTCTTTGACTTCAGGCGGCCAATCCGGAAAACTCACGCTCCATCCGTAATCCAGCGCAGCCTGCACCAGGCTGTTGCCCGCACTGTCCTGATCCGGTACCACTATGATTTTGCGATTCAGCTGATCTATCTGTTCGGCTTGAACTTCGTTGACTTCATTGCCCAGCACCGACAACCCGCCAATGCTGATGGCGTCAAACACACCTTCCACCACCGGACACCAGGAATATTGTGGCTTCTGAAATACATCACCAAACACATAGGGCATGGCCAGTGTTTGCAGATATTTGGGTCTGACCTTGCGTATGGTGCGAGCACTATAACCCACCAGATGCTGCTGGTAGGTAAAAGGTACTATGATTCGGTCGGGTAATTCGGTGCTGGCGAAGTAAGTGAAAGCCTCAGGATCGATGCTGCGACTCAACAAGTAATCCCAGTGTTCAGGATGCAATTTGGGATCCAACAACACCGATTCTGCAGGCAGATCTCTGGGTTCGATCTGTATTTCCGGAGCAGGTTCTGTTTCCAGATAACCCTCAACCAGTTCTCGTTCTCTGAGTGCCTGTATTTTCAGAGCATTGACTTCTGCAGGACTTACACCCAACCAGATCAGCAATCGTCTGAATTTTATTCCAAACTGTCCACCCACTCGATAACCTGTGGTATAACCACAGTTGAAACAGTTATAGACAACGCCGTCAGCAGTTGTTTTGATACCCCCACGGCGTCGTCCATCTGTTCCCTGACCTCGATGAGAGCAACAGGGTGCATTGAAACTGGTCCAGCCATTGGGAGTTTTCCTAACGGCAGGCAAGTTATCCAGCAGCGTTTGTACAATCACAGAAGTCACATGTTTATTTTAACACAGTTATCCGTTACTTACAAACTCGTTGAGTTTCTTCGCTTCAGCAATTATATCAGCTGAAGTGGGAAAGTCAGGCAGTATGGGGTGAGGGATATTGGAATTTGATTCTCTTGCTATATGCCATTCTCCAACCAGTGTTGCTCTGGCTTCTGATACTGGCTGATGCAAAATTTCTGTTGCTAATTTGAGAAGATCCAATCTGATCTCGTAGGGTGTTTTGCTCATGGGTGAGCCTCCTTTGTATGTGTGTAATGTGCAAATCTTGTCTGCGCAGATACTTATACCCCAGTGAGGGCAATAATCTTTTTCTAAAACAATCATTGAATCTTGGTTGAGAAAATTTTAACTGTGTTATTAGCAGCAGTTCCAGTGGCTCTTAGTCTGACGTTACCTGTATTGATATCAGAATCCAAATTGATCAGGATGCCATTGTTGTTCACACTGGCATATACTGTGACATAAGCATCGACAGTGTCATTAACCAAAAACGCTTCCATGCTGTGATAGCTAGATCCATTTACGGCTTGCACGATATATTTGGCTGTGGTGTAGTCATTAACACCAAATTCATCCAGTGTGGTTGCTGTTGTATCCACTGTGACTGATGCCGAGTTACTGATAACCAAGGGCGTGGCGACACTGGTGGTAAAATTGCCAGTGAGGGCGCTGACGGCATTTCCTGTAAAAACTTGCACGCCATCCACATACAGATTACCCGCAAGAGCTGTTACTGCTGTGCCTCCCAAATCAATGGTGTTTCCAGCCACATATACCGTACCAAATCTAGCAGTGGGAGAACCAATGTCAATCAAACCATTACTGGTGGGTAGTATTTTATTACTCACCACCAGGTTACCACCTAGATTTAGGTTGCCACCTACACCCACTCCGCCAGTAACAGTTAGAGCACCACTTACTGTGTTGCTACTAACAGTGCTGTTGGTGATGCTGATACTGCGATCAGTAGTGGACCCAAAGGTAGTAACTGCTTGTAGGTCTTGGCCACCCAACGCATATGAAAGATTGGCCCAATCTGAAGAACCATCTCCCACTTTGATTTTTTTAGTGTCGGTTTCCAGTCCCAGTTCACCAGAAGCCAGCACAGGATTGGCACTGGTCCATTCACTAGCTGTTCCTCTTCTAAACTGAAATTGAATATATGGCATCCTGATATTGCTCCAATGTTTTATTTATCTATGTCACACTGCCGCAGTCAAATGCTGGTCCGCCAGCATAACTTATACCTGGATAACCGCCGTCAAAATTGATACTGCCTGCTGCACCTGCTGGTCCTGTGAGCCCTTGGGCACCCTGAGCACCTTGAGCACCTGTGCCAGTGGTTCCTTGGAACCCTTGACTACCTTGAGGTCCTGTGGAACCAGTGGTTCCTTGGTTTCCCTGAGCGCCTTGTGCGCCTGTTGATCCCTGAGCTCCTTGTGCGCCTGAGGATCCCTGGGTGCCAGTGGTTCCTTGGTTTCCCTGAGCTCCTTGTGCGCCTGTTGTTCCCTGAGCTCCTTGTGCGCCTGAGGATCCCTGGGTGCCAGTGGTACCTTGGTTTCCCTGAGCTCCTTGTGCGCCTGAGGATCCCTGGGTGCCAGTGGTACCTTGGAACCCTTGACTACCTTGAGGGCCTGAGGATCCTGTGAGTCCTTGGTTTCCCTGAGCTCCTTGAGGGCCTTGTGCGCCTGCTCCACCCCCACCAGTACTCAATGATACCCAATTACCGCTATGATATATTTTGAGTTCAGTAGATACTGGATTGTACCATAAATCACCTGAAACCGCAGTAGGGGCAGTATTACTGATCTTGACTGGTACTACATCAGCAAGGGCTTTGCCTGCAACCAAACTCACAGTGATATTGTTTCCAAAATTCAATGTGGTTGATGATCCCACTGTGGATCCATCGTCTTGAAATACTAAAGATCCGGCGCCGCCACCACCGCCTCCACTGATAAGTATACCACCAGGGGTAATACCATCACTTAATCTGAGTTCACCAGTGTCAACGTCAAAAAACAGATTACCCACTTCACCAATGTGTTGGTTGATGGGTCCATTTACTAAACCTGCTTTAATTTTGCGAAATGCCATAGTAAATCTCTAGATAGTATCTAATCACTATTAGTGGTGAGTGATGGGTTGGCATTTTTTATTCTGCTGTGAGCAGCTTGGAACGCCTCCAGTGTACTTTTCAGCAATGACCGCCCATTTGGATTGTATGCTGCTAATTAGCCTAGCAGAAAAACTCTCAGATAGCCTTGGGCCTATAATCAAATGCCCACAACGACCACAGATGTTGATTTCGTTGATTGCAGATCGTTGTTCCAATATAGGTGCGTCTGTGCTGTTCTGATCCTCATTATGAGGGCCAGGGGTGGCCAGACTCGCCACTGTGGTCCCGTTCTGTGAACTACCGTCAGCTCCAACAAGACTTTGTTTAACCACATCCAGATGTTGCTGCAAGGGTGGTGCCCAGCGAGCATCACCATTGTCAATTTTTTCTATGGTTTGTGCTTCCAGATCAGCAGACTGAGTATTCATTCCGCCTAGTTTCTTGGCGATGGCACCACGCAAATCCAGCTCGTCATCGCCGGATTCAAAATCACCGTGAATCACTATTTCAAAATCTTTGAATCGCATACAGTTATTTATGATTGGTGTAGAATTTCAGAGATAGTATTACCCGAATGATATCAGTTCACCCAAAACAGTATAGGTCCCAGCATTGTTATACACCTCAAAATTCACCAGATTTTTCTTTAGTGCTGACCCAGCTGGCTGGGATCCACCTTGCCAATTGATGGTCTGTGTTACACTGCTAATCTGCAAACCAGTGGGTACATAAGCGTTGCTACCCTGGTTGAGTAACAATGAAACCCGAGTGCTTCTAAGAGTGTCTAATGCTAGATTGGTCAAATTCACTGTGAAATTGGCAGTGATACTGCTATGAATAAACACCTGGCCCTGACTACAATCGTGATTTACTACTCCTGTAGCCGCAGTTTTAGTGGTGAACACCTGATGAGTCTGATCAGATTTCAAAATTCCACTCACAGTGGCGTTGCCAGATACTACCAAATTACCAGATGTGCTCAGGTTACCACTGGATAAATTACCAGTGGCTGTGATTAGTCCTGCTGTGTTTAGGTTTCCCACTGTGGCGTTGCCAGTTACAGAGGCAGTGCCTGCGGTACTGAGGTTACCAGCACTGACATTGCCAGTGACATTCAGATAACCAGCCACATTGGCTCCGGTACTGGTAACCACAATGACATTGGCAGTGCCTGATGCGCTCACTGTGACGTTGGCGTCAGCCAACACCACCAGATTACTGGTACCGTTTACTACACTGGTAGAAGGAGCAGCCGTTACACCAGTGAGCTGACTGCCATTGCCGCTGAAATAGCTAGCTGTAATATTACCAGCAGTAGTGAGATTACCCACTGTGGCCGTGCCAGACACAGTCAAGATACCTGTAACTGAGTTGATGTTGCCAGCAACTATATTACCCACACGCAGTGTATTCCAAAAACTGGTGCTATTGCCCAGATTATAGGCGAGATTAGCTGATGGAACAATGTTACCAGTATGAGCAGACAGACTGGTCAGACTGCCCACAGTGAATCCACCAGCAGTGTTGCCATCATGTATTCTGAGGTTCCAGTTGTCTGTGTCAATAGTGACTTCTCTAGCAGCACCAGTAAAAGTATCATTTTGTGCAGCAGTACCACCCCTCAACAGCAATCTCTTGGACATTATAATTCTCCCAAATCTCTAATCTCATCTACAAGCTCAGGCACACTGCCCAGATCCAGGTTTTCACCCAGCTCATACTCATCACCACTGACCCGGTAACCCAGTTTCAGATGCACTGGTATAGCCACGCTGTAGTTATCATCACTGTAAGCCATGACGTCATCTGTGCCGTTGTCATACTTGATCAACAGATGGTAAAACCCCACTGGCTCAGGATTGATCACACTGGCTGGTATGGTTAGCTCTGCAACTCCACTGGCTGGCGTTATATTGCTGATGGTGAAACTGCTCACAAAATCCTGCTGTGGAGTGCGCACCAGCTCAGCATAAAAAGTCAATCCAGTGATATCCACTGCCTTCTGATCGGCATTCTTTACCAACACCTTGAGTTTATTGTTGATGCCTTTGTACAACACAATGGGCCTGGTATACACAGTTCTGTCCTCCAATGTCAGTGTCTGATCAGGAGATATTTGCAGCGTTAGAATTTGATCATATAAATATAACCTGAGTGTTTGCATAAGAGTATTTATCCCGAGCATGAGTAATATTTTCCAGAGGCTAACAGACAAATATCCATTCATCAGCGTGATTGGCTACGGAACCGAAGAATACATTGGTATCATACAGAACCGTGACGCCTACGTGACGAACTTCTATGATTTGAACTGTGTGAAAGACACAGGGGCTCGCCAGCAGTTCCTGGATCTGGGCGAACAATGGTGGTGGGAGAGCAATCGGCTGATTCCCATCAATATATTTCTAAAACAGGAATGGCAGGACTTCAAGTCCTGCCTCCGTATTTTCAACAGCAAGGATGTGGTGCTGATGCACGGACCTGCTGTGAGTTTAGCCGAGCTGGCTCAACGTAAAACCAAAAGACGCAGTATTACTTTGATACGCAAGCCAGCCCAGTGATCACCATTGACTTTTACGGCTTTTGCGTATCAGTGCCTGTCTTTCTTCTTCCTGTTCCTGTTTCCAGGTTTTCTTGTTGTCCACTATCAGTGTGACAAACAGTGCTGTTGGTCCAAACATCAGACACAACAGCAGGTAGTTTTCTCGGTCATTTACTGTCCAAATACCGTATCGAGCGCGATCGCATTCACGCTTATGCACATAGGCCAATGCTGCGCAGATTAGCCATCCAAGTAGTATTACTGTGGGGATCATTTTTCATACTCCTTGCTCCTTTATCAGATTCATGTGAATTTGTACCAAGTGTGCATAGGCTACACTGTGACTCCTCTTGAAATGATAACTACCATCTTGAGGTTTATCCCACACTGTTTTTGCCACTTCACTCCAGGGTTTGCCAGCCAGGTGTCGCTTGGCTGGTCTGATTATGGACAAGAACATGCTCATGCGGTACACAGAATCCAAGGGTTCAGGCATGCGCTGTAATAGATCCCAGTGATTACTGATATGAACAACCTGCTCCACAAATTTTCGATCAGTTAGTCGTTTCCAATCTGGCACAGTATTTAGCAAACGATCCAGATGCGCCGGATCAGTGACCTGCTGATACACACTGACGTTCAGAAAATCCAGTTTGATATAGCCCAGGTCTTCTGCTGTCTCATAATCCAGACCACATACTCCCAGCACAGGATCACGTGGCACCGGTGTCACATAGACTCCGGTGTTGTGCTTGACCAGCTGAC